GCATCAACATTAGCTGAACCATGATTAGATTGTTTTTTAATTAATATGTTTGTTGGTGTAACTGCACTATCTGTTCCACCTCCTGATACTGTAAATTCACCACCAGCTGTACCAAGAATTAAAGTTCTTGTTGCTGTCATAAATCTAATAGCATTAACTTGGTTAGATGCAATAGTATAAATAATAGCATCATCATCTGCAACAGTACCACCAAGGTTTGCATCCATGTTTTCATAATCACCAGACCTTGAGAAAAATATAGTTTGTGGTTGGTTAGTTGTACCTGCAAATACTAATCTTTGTTCAAAGAAAGTAACGCAAGAAGGATGTCCTGTAGTATCTGAAAATGATCCTAGTTGCCAATTTGCTGTAGCACTTGCACTAGATAAAGCTGTAATAATTGTTATAACTGCATTAGTAGTATTTGTAACAGCTGTTATTTTTGCATAACCTGCACTTAAAAAAACAAACCTTCCAACATCAGTAGACAAAAAACCACTACCATTATTAATACCTGTAGTCGCAGAAGCTACTAAAGCTATGCTTGTGCCTGTTGCTGATTGACCTGGGTTTAAAGTTGTTGTTGTAGTATTGGGATCTTGCATTGGTCCTTTAGTAAAATCAACATCTGCTAATGTCCAGTCAGTATGACCAGTACGAGATAATTTTTCTACTTCGTGTGATGGATGTGTAATGTACATAACGTCAGCAGACTGTGCAAATTTAATATCAAACAGTTGTGCAGTTGTGTAAGGTGTTGCAATTTCAAAAACTTTATTCATAGTTCCTGCTGAACTATAAGTAGTAAAATTTGTAGTGTTGATTGCTACACCATCTTTGTTTTTTAAAGAAAAAGTATTACCATCTATTTTAACAACTAAAAATCTTTTTTCATTTAGTTCTGTCATACCTACAATATTTGTAATTTTAATTTCATTACCTGTTAAATAACCATGACTATTAGAAGTAATTACTCCCGGATTAGCTTTTGTAATTGCAGTTATAGTTTTATTAGCTTCAAATACTGTACTGCTATCTTTGTAAACTCTAATTTTTAAATTAGAAAACTCCAACATATATGTTTGAGATGTAGAAAATTCAAAAGGCATTAACCTTGTTTTGTTTGCACTATCTGCTACTTCAGCTGCAAAGTTTGTACCCGATCTTCTAGCTGCCGCACCATGTGGGTAGATAATAAAATTTTCTAATTTTGTGCAACCAGATGAATATTTAGTAAGATCATTACGACCATCTAATCGTGGAGATAATTCTCCACCTGTAAAGTTAGTAAGCTGTACTGCAACTCGTGCCATTTATTAAAACCTTGCGTTAATAAAAGTACTAGCATCTATAGCATCTGTCATTCCAAGATCAGGTGCATTGTTTTGACCTTCAGTTGCATCTACAAATCTAGCATCTCTTAATTTATCTTGAAACAATGTATTCATCTTTTCTGATACTGGATTAGATGATGTAATACCATAAGCAATATCAGCAGCTAAAGCAGCTGATAAAGTTTCTCTTAATAACTCATCGTATTGATTAGGGTCTTCAACTCTTGAAATATATAAAATTTTCATTGTAGAGGTATTGCTTAAGATTTTTCTTCCTTCTACTTTATAGTTTGAATCATAGTCAATGATATAAAGTAATCTTAAACAATCCGCAGGTAATGTAAATTGAGCAGTAAAACCCCAAGCTGGAGCTGTTGCGTCTTTTGCTAATGATGTTCTTTTTTGTAAACAATTCCAAGGATGTGATCTAAAGATTCCATCTCTTACTTGGGTATATCTTGCATTACAGAGTCTAGCATTTTTAGAATCTTCTGTTAATGAAAGTATAGTGGTAGCACCTAGTTGATTTAATGCTCCATTACAAATGTCTACTACTGATGCCATTGATTATGATTTTTTCTTTTTTGGAAAACCAGCTTTCATATTTGCGTAGGCTTTCTTTGTGATTGTACTTTTCTTTTTTGATCTTGAAGTTCCTGCTTTTTTTCTTGCGTTCATATTTTTGTATAAGCTCATGTTATCTCCATTGGTTGTGTATTAAAAAATGGGGGATTGCTCCCCCACTTAATTTTTTTATTTATTAATTTACTACGTAACTAATATTCCAATTTAGAGTACCAGCTGTTCCGCCAGTAGCACTAAAAGTAATAGCTATGTAGAAATATCCACCTGGGTCAGAGCTGTCTCCAGCTAATTCCCATAGTTGTTTAGATCCAGTATTAAGATCAGCAGCTTCATAACGAACATCCGCCATTGCACCAGCATCAGCTACTGCACTTGCGAAAACATCTTCGTCTTTTACTACACCAGCTGATGTATAAATACCAACATTGAATGTACACGACCCACCGAATGTGTCTGAACCAACAAATAAAGTTGGTAAAGAAGCATTACTCGGAATAGGTGCTAACATAACAATATCGTTATCAGTACTGTCTCCAGCAGCAAGTTCAACTGAACCATGAGCTGTTCTAAGAACACCCGCTAATTCAGAAGCACTATTTGCAACTTGAGGAATAGCTTCAAAGTTAGCTACCAAGTCTGTATTTTTTGTTGTCATATATTTCTCCTATTATGCTTCGATGGCAATGATTGGAACTACTTTAGCAGATTCCATTCTAGTTGCACCGATTGTTTGACAGTAGTATACTTGCGTAGCATAAGATTTATCAGCTCTTTCATCTATTCTTGCGGAAACATCTTTTCCGATTCCTAGAAGAAGTCCGTCTTGTGCATAAGCAATACATGTTCTATCGTTAACTGATTTTGGCAGCCTATTAGATACTGTGAATTTAAAGCCAAGATAAGAATCAAGTTCGCCACGCACGAGTGCTTTGACAGTATTGAAATCTGAACTTGTAACTTCTGGATCACCTAATAGATTACCTAGTTGCTCTGGACCTACTATAATGTGTCTTGGTATAGAAGGGTCAACATCTGCTTTATCTAGTAAATCTTTTGCTGAAATTAATTTAGCAACAGTTAAACCAGTAGAGCCTTTTGCGACTCCTGTTTGCACAGTTTCCGTTCCAGTACCTGTTTCACCTGTTGAAGCAGTTCCTAAAGCAGCAGTTATAAGTACATCGTCCATAGCTCTTCCCATTGCCATAGCAGCGGCTTGAGCATAAGATGATGTTGGGTCTATTAAAAGACGTACTTTGTCTTGTTGATCGATTAAATCAGCAAACTCATAATCCGCAAGTGATAATCTTCTTCTTGAGTGAGGAGTATCTACTTGAGGTGTGTCTGCGTGTCTGCTCACTCTTAATTGAGCAGTTACTGATCCAACCTGATCAAAGAATGCGTTTTTTCCTACAACGCTTTCAACTCTGACTTTGTCTCTTAATAATGATCCCATTTGTTGAGATAACATTTGTATGTTAGCAGAATACTGCTGTACAAATGCTGTAGTTATTTGTGATGACATATTTGTCTCTCCATTATTATTGTTAACTTTATATAATCAGAAAAGTTCTCCATCAGTATTGATAGGCGTCTCTTGCATTTAAAGTCTGTTAGACTACTGTCTATTCCATGTTGTCAGTAGGGTTCTTACGAATTGTCCTACTAATAACCCCTTACCTTAATTTTTTAAAAAAAACAAGGGGTTAAAATTATTTAACTATTTAACATTTCTCTTAATGTGTAAACTTGTTGCACTACTTTGTCATGATCTGGATGTCCTTTATTCCAATAAGGTCCATCAGTATTATTAGTAATGGTAGAAATTTCAGATTCAATATCTGAACTTTTGTTTGTACCATCACTCTCTGGTGATACTATTTTATCTTCAGACATCATAGATGCTATTTTAGCAAAACCTTTAATTAGTTCTGGATGATCTCCTACTCTTATTCCGCTTTTCAGTTCAAGGTCAAGTATATCTGGGTTCATGTTAGCTTTAGCTAATGCTCCAGCTCTTTGGACATTAGATTCAAACTCTCTACCCCATTCTTGTCTTAACTCTTGTTCAGCTTGTACTTGAGCAGTTTCTGTATCAACTTTACTTTGTTGAGCAGTACCTTCCATGCTAGTTTTATAAAACTCTAAAACACCTTGAGCTTGTTTATTACTTAAGCCTAGCTTGTGTGCGTTTTCTGCAAATTGTTTTACAGCTCCATCATCAAATGGAACAACATCAGATTTAACATCAAGTGAATATTTATCAGCAGATTCTGGTCTACCTAATTTATCATAGACTTCATTCCATTGATCTTCTGTTGAATTTTTATTGGGTACAGCAACTTTATCTT